GGCACTTGGAGGGGATACGCGAGATGCTCAGAGATCGGCCAGGTTTGCTCGATGACTGAGTGTCAAGATTTATTGCAAAAAAACTGAGGGCAGAATGACTGACATCGTTCATCGTCTACGCCACTGGCGGAATTTCAAGCTTGCGAATCGTAACGCCATGTTTGACGAGGCGGCATTCGAGATTGAACTCCTGCGAAGCGGTGCAGTAGCGGACTGCGACACGGTGTGCCAGCACGTTCGCGGCACGGTGACGCAGCATTGCTCGTTGAACTTCACGCTCACCGACGAGGAGCGGGAGGCGATTGTCTGGTGCGTTGAATTGCTAGACGAGCTGGAATCCAGCAAAGCCGATACGCTCCGCGATCTGCTGGAGAGACTGCACATCTAATCGCACGTATCCCAAAAGCGACGAAAAAGCGACGTTTACCAATACGATCAGTCGAAGATGTGCATCTTCGCCACCTGCCGCCGTGCCATCGCCTCGACTCGCAGCGGATGCCCTGGCTCTGATGGCAGCTTGTCCGGTGGCGTCATGAACACTTCGATGTCCTCTGCCAGCGTCGCGGCTCGGTGCTCAACCTCACGCACCGTGTCGAGCACAAGCGTGTGATCGCCAGCCCGTGCCCGCTGGCACAACTCGCCCTGCCCGCCCTTGCTCGGATCGTAGAGCAGTTCAATCGTCCAAGTGATTCGAGCCCCTACGCGGGCCAGCTTGGTCAGCCACTTCCGCATCTGTGGCGACAGACGCTCAGGCATGCGTCGCTTCTGCCCCTTCGGCGGCGGCAATTCGTCATCGCTCAGTAGTGATCGCTGAACCTCGCCCATGCGTGCAAGTCTGGCGAGGCTGTCAAGCCTTTCGGGATTCCCGGCACGCCTGTCTCATCCATGTGCGATTGGTCATGCTCTCAAACCACAGGCGAGCGAACGACTCGACGGCGTCAGTGCCGACGTCGCTGTAGAGTGCCTTCAGTTCTGGCGAGTCGCCCCACATAGCCTCGACGTCCTCGCGTACTTTGGCGATCAGCACCTTGGCGTCCTTCACCGCAGCCATTTCTGACTCGGGCTGCGAGCGTGCAAGCCTCGTCCAGTGCTCGCAGTTCCAGCAGCGGCAGACGGCATCTACGAACTCATCGAACGCACGCCCAGCCTTGACGGCTCGTGGTCCGACTTCGGCACGCAACCGGCTGCGGAGGTGCGGCAGCATCCCAGCCGGCGCGTCACTCACCGTCACCTCCCGCCCGCAGGCCGAGCAGGTGCAGCAGGCGTGAGCGACGCGCCGGGCGGGTTTTTACAGCGGCACGTCGCTGGGCACGGGCAAGCAGTCCGGTGCCCGTCGCCGTGGACGATGTAGCCTCGCCCGCCACAGTCGGTGCAGCATCCCGGCTTGGGCGGCTCTGGCGTGGGCTGTGGAGCCTTTTCGACAGCCGTCACGGCATACGCTGCCGACACAGCCGCCGAGGCTCTGGGAGCCTCTCGGTCAATCTGTGCCGGGTCAGCGGCGAGCGACGCCAGTACGGATAGCAGCCATTGCCACATGCGTCACCATCCTTGCCCGTGGTTGAGAACTCTGTGCCCATCGGCATCGACGCGAGCGTGGACGACGTACGCCTGCTCTGCCGGTGGCGGCTCGGCAAACATCATCGCCCACAGCCCAAGGCGGGCGAGCCGCTGAATCAACCGCAGGACCGGGCGGGCGGGCTCAGGCTTCACGGGCGAGTAATCCGATGTCGCTGCCCACCAAGTAAGCATCACGGCAACCAGGCCCACGACGACGGCGGATTGGATTTCTCTTTTGGTCATCGGTCCACGCTCCACAGCGAGTACAGGAACATCACGACGCAGGCACCGATCACGCTGCCGATGAGACCAGCAGGAGCATCGCCAAACGGAAGACCGCCAGCGAGCGAGCCGACGATGCCGAGCCCGATGGTCGGCACCCAGCCGTCAGGGCAGCGTCCCGGCATCACCCACTTGGCGATACCGCCAGCGACGGCACCGAATGCGAGCCACAAGAGCAACGACATAGAAACTCCTACTGTGCGAGATGGAACGTGTCTGCGATGAGCCGAGCTGGCGACGGCGTGCGAGCCTCTGGAGGGACAGGTTGCAGCCAGTTGCCGTGATCCAGATTCCGATAGCGGAAGTTCACGCCCGAGATGCTGAAGGAGTCTTGCCCCGAGAGCATCGCGTCAACCGTCTCGCGGCTCACCCAGAAAGAGCCGTCAGGCTGATCGGCGGGCCACTTCGGACCAGCATTGAACACGCCCCAAGAATTGATGCAGAGCAGCCCGTCACGCTTGCCCTCGTTCTTGGCATACCGCACGCCGATAAAGCACATGCAGTGCGCCCACGATCCGCTTCGAGGTGCGAAGCCGTCAGCGTCTCGCTGCGACGAGAAGCCAACGCCAGAGCAGACCGGCACTGGATAGCCTGACTCGATGCTCGCCGCCGCCTCATCAAACGTGCGAACAAGCGCGACGTTCTTGGCTGTGTGCTTGTTTGCAAGCTTTGCAAGGGCAAGGCCCACTTGCCCGCCACCGCACAAAAGGTTTCCCCACTCCTTCGCACGGCTCGGGTTGTACGTTGTCAGATCGGCACCGGGATACTGCTGGCGAAAGAGGATGCCGCCTACGCTCGGGTCTTTACACTTCCCTGCCACCCAGCGTGCAGCTGCACCACCGTAGGAGCCGTCTGAGTAGCCCGCCTGGCTGACCGGCGGTAGACGCCCGGCGGTCCTTGATCCACTGTAGATCGCTTCGGTCGCCACAAGCTTCGGCGGCTCGGGCAATTCGCCTTCTGCCCAATCCACACACTGCCCGACGTAACTTCCCATCGACCAACCAAAGCTTACGCAGTCACCTATCCCCTGCTTCCACGGGCCGAATGGCTTGCCGTAGACCTCACGGTGTGCCCGGTCGGCGTGGCGATAAAGAAACGTGTCCTTCTGCTGCGCCTTCTGCATGACGTCTTTGCCAGCGTCAGAGAAAAGCGGCTGGTCCAGTTCAGCAAGAAACTGTCGCGTACCGACAGGATCAGGCGTGTAGCCAAACCGTGCGTCAATGGCGTCAGCCGTGCGGCGAGTGGCACGCTCGACCAGCACGCCGAGAATCGCCATGACGACGACGAACGATACGGCAGACAGTGACCAGCGATCAGCGCGTGACATCGGCTGCAGCCCTCGACAGGTCACGGAGTGCAGCCACCCACGCTGCTCGACTCTCGGGCGTCACAGGACCGCCAGACGAGCCAACGGCGTCATCCAAGAACCGATGGACGGCATCACGCACTTGCGGCTGGCGAGCACCGATGCTCTCGCCCTTGCAACGCATCTCGCGGGCGGCAATCCGCAAGTCATCGAACGCGACGCCTGTCTTGAGTCTCTGGTCGTTCTTTCCGTCGTACTCGATGCAATCTGCGAGAGAGCCGCAGAGTTCTGCCATGATCGAAGAATCTTCTGCGGCAGTTGGACCGACGAACTTTCCGCGAAGCGAGAACGCATCCGGTGGCACTGGTGCAGGTGTGGGGGAGGGTGCTTGTCGATGCGGTGCAAACGCAATCGCAGCAGCCACGAGCAAGGCCACGGCGGCGACGTGCTTGCCGTCGATGGTTGGCATGTGTGCCGTGGCGTACCACGCCTGCACCTTCTCGGTTATCTGCTTGCCCGCGAGCACGTAGACCGCGAACGCGACGAGTAACGCTGTGATCACTTTTTCCTCAGTAGCGGTAGGAGAGTCTCAATGGTTCCAGCGGCGATAGCGACGACCAGCGAGCGAGCGGCTGGGCGAACGATGTACCAAAACGGGTACGTCGCATACGGCACGCACAGCACGGCGACCGAGTCGAACAGCACGCCGACAGCCTCAAGCACGATGGCTCGCTTCTCTTCGCCCGTCAGCGTCTTGGTTGAGTCGAGCGTCTCGACAGTCAGCCGCACGAGTGCAGCGACGAGCATCCCGAACTCGCCCCACGTCAGACCGTCCCTGGCAGACACGCGAGCCGTCACAAGGAACGCAGACACCTTTGACGCGATGTCATTGAACGGCGCAGCGGCAGCGAGTGGAGCGTCAGCAACCATGCCGCCAGACTAGGGCGGCTGGGCGGCTTTCTAGACCGGCTCTGCCGACTCGCACTCTGCGAGGCAGGCAGCGTATCCAGCCAGGTCAATCGGCCCATCTGCGGTCTTGTTTGGACCGAGAAACCGTGCCACCTTGTCGAATGTCATGAAGATCGCCCAATCGCTTTCGGTCAGCGGTCGCTTTAGCACCTCGGAGAAAGCGGCGTTGATCATGCCGACAGTCCTTCGGAAGTGATGCCGTGGCCCGCCGTACTTGGGACGACGGTCACGAATCACAGCGAGTGCTTCCAGCAGCAGCCGCTCGGCTGGCGTGCTCGCTGTCGGTTCCTCTCGCAGTCCGTCAGGCGGCGAAGCGAGGATGCTGTCACCCGTCCACCGGATGTCGTCCGTCGAGGCTTCCATCTCCTTCTGCCCTTGCAGAATCCAATCAGCCGGCACCGTTTCCTCGCGCTCTGCGGCGTACTTCTCGGCACTCGCCTGCGTGATTTCCTTCCACCGATCTGGTGCCTCGTCTGCCGGTGCGTGGCACTTGCCACCGTCGCAGCAGCCGCCAGACAGGCGAGTCTCTACGGCTGCTCGCATCTGTGCGTTGGTGTCCTGCAAATCCGTAATAAATCCTTGCATCTTTTTCCTTTCAATGAGAAGTCGTGCCACGTCTGCCGCGAGCGAGCCTGCCGTGCCGGTCCACTGCCCTTGGTAGCGGTACGCTCGCTGGCGTGCGTCGGCGAGATACTCGTGAGTCAATTCGTATTCCATGCGTCAAGCCTTTTGCGTACGCAGGTCACGGTCGCAATAAATCGGCATGGCTTTCGTCACCTCGTGCCGCCCGTGGTCAATGACGATGCACGCCTGGCACGGTGGCTCGTACGCTGCCTTGATCCGTGTGGCGTATGCCGAGTGACCGATCACGCTGCCGTTGGCAACGTAGCGACCGGCACGCAACCACTGGAACTGGTGCCAGTGCCCGAAGCAGGTGAGGTCTGCACGCTTCACAGCGTCCCACGCTGCGATAGCTTTGTTGGTCGGGATCGTGATGCCGCCGATGCCGCCGCCGTACTTGATGGCGTGGCCGTGGTGGAATCGGACGAGGAAGCCATCAAGGTCAACGTAATTGAGGTAGCCGGTGCCGACTTGCCACTGCACGTTCTTTCGCTTCTCGCTGCTGGCAAGCGTGAGGTATAGGTGCTGCTCGAACGAGTGTTCCATCTCAGTGCCGATGCGTAGCTTTTCGGTGCTTCGCCCGTGGTTGCCGCTGTTGGTGGCGACGACAACAGACTTTGCACTATCAGCCACGGCGTCAATGAACGCCCGCAGCCTTTCACCGATCCACCGGGTTGCCGCCAGCGGTGCAAGCTGTGCAAGTTCAGCGGTGTCGTCATGGATGTGACCACTCAGAAAGTCCCCTCCAAGCCAGATCACGACACGGTCAATCTTCGCCAACTGGCGTTCGTGCTCAAGCAGCCGGAAGAATCGCTCGTGGAGTTCGTTCAAGCGGAGTTGACATACGTCAAGCGAGTAGTCGTTGAGCCCGTTGACCGTCTCTGGATCGACACGCTCTTCGCAATGGATGTCCGACAGCAGCACGACCATCGTTGCGGCGTGCTTCGGTCCTTTGACAGACTTGGGCAATGACGGCTTCGCAGCCTCAATGCCGTGCAACTGCACCAGGGCGTCTCCACGCTCTCTCTCACGGTCAATCTGAGCCAGCGCCGCCTTATACCTATTTCGGTACGTCGCCAGTTCTGACCGCAGCCGTGCGAGTTCAGCGTCAGCGGCAAGTTGCTGCGAATGACTCACGTCTGCTGCGACATCGTCCGTCAGGCTTTTTCGAGCCATGTAATCACCCCCTGTGGGCCAACGTCAGAGATGCCACGAGCACGCATGTTCTCGGATAGAGACCTAGCCAGCGTCTTCTTTCGCGTGCCTAGTTCGCCGGCCTGCCACGCCGCTTTGATGGCGTTCAGTTCGTCGTGATGCTCAGTGGCAACGCGCTCCCACCAGTTGACCGGCCCGTGGCGATAATCAGCCACTGCCTTTCGCACGTCGTCGAGCAGGCTGCCGCTTTGGTTTTTCGTCTTCACGCTCGGGCTCCTTCCCTTTGAGATGAATCCACCCGTCATCGTCTGGGATGCCGCCACCAGCGTGCTCCTCGTCGTCGTCCAACTCGGGCGGCAGGATCACCGCCTCGGGCTTCGGCTGTGGCTTGGTGCGTCCCATGCCACTAGGGTGGCAGCACTGTCAAGCGTTCCGGCGTGCGTTGCTGATAGCCCGCCGCACGAGCATCCGCCCCGCAAGGTCGAGGAACG